CGTTGGAGCGGACACCGCACACGATAGCCTGCCCGATAAAAGCTTCGGGCTGCTGAGTGCCACCATCAACGGCGCGGTACTCAATCGTGGGCGGGGCCGTTTGTAGGCGCATTTCGCGGCCTTCTGGCAGTTGGGGCAGCTTAATCATTTTCGGGCGGCGTTGGGGCGTTGGTGGGTGGCGTGGCAGGCGCCTTGCGGCCAGCTATCTGCGCATCAGTTAGTTCAGCCAGGCGGCTGAGCGGGGCCATGTTGACGGGGATAAAGCGCTCGTCACCGGCCTCACCGATGCCGTTGCGGTCCTCAAGGGCCAAGATGTCATTGGGGCTGAACGCGCCCACCTGAAAGAGCTTAGCGTAGAAGTTGCCGCGGGCCGTGGCGTCAGAACGCAGCTGCGCCGACACGTTGTGACGGAAATAATGCGTGGCCACCTCATCGGTGCGCAACAGCTTGAGGCGGTACTCCTGCTCTTGGGCCAGTAGGATAGGCAGCAGTGTATCGCCCACGTAGTCGAGGCTCTGCTGCTCAATATTGTTGTTAGTCGAGCGCTCCAAGTCGCCGATTTTGTGCGGCGGCATGCGGAAAATGCTGGCGATGTCGGAGCGCGTCAGCTTGTGGGTGCTGATAAATTCGGCATCCTCGGGCGTTAGGCTGATAGCCTTGTATTTCAGGCCCTCCTCTAGCAATATTGGCTTGCCAGCATTTTCTACACCCGAATACTGGGAAGCAAAGGAGGCCGTGAGGCGCGCTGCCGCGGCGTCAGTCAGCGTCTTGTCCATTTCCAACGTGCCCGACGGCTTGGCGCCGTTCTGGTAAAAGTTGGTGTGGGCTTTCGACGCAGCTAGGCCCTTGCCGAAAGTTTCGCGGAAATAGTGAATGACGCTCACGCCCATCACACCGTCGAGGCTCAGGCCCTTGAGGTGAATGACATCATAGTCAGCGTAGGTCTTGGGGTCACCATTAAACTTGTACCAAAGCCGGCCGCCCGATTTGCGCACATCTGTTTCGTCGGGGTGCTTGAAGAGCAGCTGGATGGGCCGCAGCTTCGCCGCCCGCACAATCAGCGCATAGGCGTTGCCCCGCAGCAACGTGAGCGCGGTCATCGACTGGCGGAAGTGATAGGCGTTCTGCAGGCCGCAGGCTTGCAAGTTGAGTAGCGGCACTGCGGGGTGCTCATCTACTGGCGTGCGCTTGCCTTGGTCGCGCCGAAACAGCTGGCAGGGCAGCCCCGCAATATCCTGGCTGATGTTATTGACGCAGGCATAAGCTGCAGCAATGCTCATCACCGTCTGCTGGTTGACGGGTACGCCAGCGACACTACCACCGCCAAAGCCTAGCATGCCCAGCAGGCGGGCATCGTTGCTCTCGGTGCTAACCTGCACGTCAGTGCCAGCGCTGCGCTGCTCACGCTCTACCGACACCGCCGCTTGCAGCGGGGTGGAGGTAGAACGCGAAAATGGATTAGACCAAAAAGACACAGCAGCGGGGCTTGAACTGTGTCAAAGCTCCGAATCTGGGCTACGGTCTAGCAATTCTGGGCGGGGGAAACTAGGGGCAAGCCCTAGAGCTGGCGCAGGCCACGCTCTTCGTAGATGCTGGTTTCAGGGCCTTCGCCTGTCAGCCACTCGCCCATGGCCATAATGCTAGCCACTGGCCCGTCGATTTTATTCTGCGCTTGCTCCTTGCGCGGAAAGATGTTCTCCTTGGCATCGGTGTGCGCCACCACGTTGCTCATCATCCAGTTCATCACGGGGTTATCAGGGTGGGTCAGCTTGCCCGAAATGATGGCGGCGTGCAGTTCCTTCATGGGCTCGCTCATGTTCTGCACGGTCATGCGAAACTCCGAGGCATTCAGCCCCTCCTCGGTGAGCTCGGTACCAAACTTCATGGCCTGCCAGGGGTCGAAAGCTAGGCCACGCAATTGGTGCGCGGCAGCTAGGGCCCGCACCTGGTCTTGAATCAGGTTCTGGTCGGTCACGTTGCCAGTCGTCAGTTGCAGATACCCCTCATCGGCCCAGCCAGCATAGTGGGCATTATCCTGACCCTCGATAGCTTCCTCTGGCAGCCAAAAGAAGGGGAAGAGGTAGTACTGCTCGCCACGCTTGAAGAGTAGCACCAGCGCCGCAATGTCCACCTTGGTCGCCAAATCGACGGCGCCCACGCACTCTTCGCCGCGAAACTGCTCCAGGCTCAGGCTCGGGTCGGCGCAGAGCGCCCACTTCTGCATGTCCATCCAGGCTTCCTTGGCATTTACCCACACGTTGAGGTGCTTGGTTTTGAAGCCACCACGCTTGGCGGCCACCTTCACGGCCATGCTGCCTTTGCGCTGAATATCCTCCTCATTCACGCTGATGCCCCAGTTGGGGTTGGCCTTCTGCCAGCTGGTGGGGTGCGCCCAGTCATCATCGGCATCAATGGTGAAGATGATACCGAAGTGCTGGTGGTCGGTGAACTGGCCCTGCAGCACCTTGGCCGTGTAGGTGCGCTGCTCGTAGCAGATGCTGGCTAGGTTGAAGCCGGCCGTGGTAATCTGCCAGAGCAGCGGCTGTGTGCGGGCACCGGTGGCCGTCTCGATTACTTCCACCACCTCGCGGGTCTTATGGGCGTGCAGCTCGTCAATGATGCCGCAGTGTACGTTCAGGCCGTCGAGGTTGCCGCCTTGGTCGCGGGCCAGGGCCAGGAAGTTGCTGCCCTCCTCGGTATAGATGCTGTGGGCGGCCGTCTTCACGCCGAAGCGCGCCTGCAGGCCTTTGCATTTCTGGGCCATGCCCTTGGCATCCTTCCACACGATTTTCGCTTGGTCCTTGGTGGTGGCCGCGCTGTAGACCTCGGCCCCGCCCTCGCCATCGGCGGCTAGCATGTAGAGCCCTACGCCTGAGCTGAGCGTGCTCTTGGCATTTTTGCGCGGAATTTCCAGGTACGTGACCTTGTAGCGGCGCCGGCCCTTCTTATCCAGCCAGCCAAACACGGTGGTCAGGATGAAGATTTGCCAGGGCTCCAGCACGATGGGGCGGCCCGCCCACTCGCCCTTGGTATGGGGCAGTAGCTCAATAAACTTGCAGATGCGGTTGGCTTTCTCTTCGTTGAAGGTGTAGGCAAAACGCTTGCGCTTCAAGTCGTTTAGCTGGCGCTCGCAGGCCAGGGCCACGTACTTATTGCAGCGCACCTTTAGGCTGTAGATGCGCTGCTGGTGGCGGGCAATCGCGGCCTCCAGGGCGGCTACGGCGTCGGCGTCGGGCTCCTCCTGCTGGCGCAGCTTTTTAAGGTCGAGCTGCACGGGGCGCAGTTCGACCTTAATGGCCTCTTCCTTAGCATAAGCGTCCACCATTTGCTTGGCATAGCGGGTGGCAATCGCGCAGTAATTGCGGGGAGTACTCATTTACAAATCAGCCCAGGGGTCGGCTTCCTTTTTCTCTGATTTCGGCACACTGATTCGCGTGCGGCTACTGGGGCTAAAGCCAAATTGTTGCCCAATCTTGCTCACCTTCTCGGTGGCATCGGAGAGGATGGCCACCCAAGGCGAGCGCACTTGGTGCGAGCCGTTAGCCGTGAAGCGGGTTTCGGTTTTGCCATTCAGCTCCAACTCCTCCTCAGCCTCCAGCATCAGTGCCGTCTGGTAGCAGTAGGCGCGTAGTAGCGCCAAGTCCACCGAGGCCAGCATGCCTTTGGCGTGCAATTCCTTTGCACACACTTCCCAGCACTGGCGCGCAGCTTCGGGGCGTAGGTCGTCGGGTGGGGCAGGTAAGTCTACAGCGGGGTTGAAGTCCAGCGCGTTAGGCGCCTCTCGGTCCTTGCGATGGGTGCCCTCTAACCGCTTTTGTCGAGCGGGTTTTGGGGGTGGGCCTGGCATAATGCTATAAAAGTTGTTAAAATACAATCTATGAAAAACCTGTCTAACCTGACAGCACGAGAATTTGACTCAGGGCTACGGTGTAGAGGTGATGACGCCCAAGGATTTCGACCCCCTACCCCCTAGGAGCCATTTGCGTGCGTTCTGACGCACTCTTAGCCTGGTGACAGGCTCGGCACAAGCTTTGGTGGTTGCGAGCGTCCCAGAAGTCACCGCCTAGGCGCACAGGGGTAATGTGGTCGGTCACGGTAGCGGCCGTCACACGGCCCTGACGCTCGCACTCCTCACAACACGGGCAGCGGGCTATCTGCGCTTTGCGGGCCGCCTGCCACCTAGCCGTGTCGTAGCGGCTATCACGAGCCGCATGCTGCACATACTCTCGCTTAGCAGGGGCAGGCTGCCAGGGCCGACGTGGGGACCTAGGCAGCGAGGGCATGAGTAGGCAGTAAGGGGTAGTAATCTGGATGCGTCTGCTTCTCTCGCACGAGCATGAGGCGAATGGCATTAGGCACCAGCCAGGGCGGCAGGTCGACGTTCTTCACCCGAGGGGCAGAGCCATTGTGCCACTCCACCGTGCGGGCCGCAGTAGGGCGCAGGTCGAGGTGCCAGTACTCGCTGCCATAGACAGGCGGCACCAGGTTGACGCGACTACCGTTCTCCAGATTAAGCTCGTGCATCAAGGCGATGCTCAGAGTAAGCCGCCCTGCAGAAGTGACTTGCAAGGTGGGGAGCGGGGTGGGTGCGGGTAAGTTAAGAACAGGGTCGTAGGTGGGTAGCATAAGCAGGGCAGAAAAGGTATCTAATATACAAATGCAGAAATGATTAAGCAAGTAGTTTCGTTCCTAATTAGTGGCCTGTTTGCGCCGGGCGAGCTCCACCGTAATGAGCGCCAGTAGGGCGTTAGGTCGGCCGGGCTTGCTAGGCGCCTGGCGCTCGAGTAGCTCAGCCTGCCAGGCTACCAGCAGGTGCGTGGCGTAGGCCCTAGGGTTTGTGATGGGTGGGATATTCATGGCGTGAGCTTGCCCTGGCAGTGCGGGCAGGTAGCGGGCCCAGGGCGGGCGGTGAGGATGGCTACAGCCTGCTCGAACGTCTCGATGACGTGGTACTCGGAGCCACGCCATTCATCGCGGAACTTGGCCTCGCCGGGGGTGAGCTTGCGGGCGCTGGGCGGCTGCGCTGGGTCTTTTATCTCGAAGAGAAACGTCTGCTTGCGGTAGCCCACGAGCAAGTCGAAACAGTTCTTAAGTTGGTGGACGTGCAGGATAGAAGCGCCAATAGCCCGCAACTGATTGACAATTGCGGGCTGGTTGGCATCGACTCGGGAGGCGGTGCGCAGCATTAGTATCTAAGGGTTTTACTCATGGTAAATGGGTGGTTCTACCTACTAGAGTGCGGAAACTGTGTGTGTCCTTTGGTCCATGCTTACTGAAGAAAAACGCCGCCGAGTAGTAGCCGCTGCCCTAGCATGGACAAAAGGCACAGCGATAGCGCCTAATAGCTATGAAGAGTGGCTATTGGAGGAATATGCTTGTGGTAGACTATCAATCGAGAGGGTCATATCCGTGCTGGATTCACTATCCAAGGCACAGCTTGGCAAGGACAGGCGCAACTGGTCGAGGTAGTCGGCTATTTCGCCAGCCGACACAGCGGGGTCATCGTAGGGGCTCATGCTTGGCAGGTGCGACAAAAGCCTTCGCGGGTGGGGCCGCCACACTGCTCGCAGTCATCTTCGAAAGGGTCGTCTTCTTCCTCGTCATCATCGCCGGGAAAAATGCTGGCCTTGGGCTCCTTCGGGGCGGGCAGCCCTAGGGCCTGGCTCATTTGCAGCTGCTGGCCGAAGGTGAAGCCATAGGCCGGGATGCCACTGACGGCGGTCTTTTGCAGCTGGCCGGCGACGAGGGTGGCCACGTCCTGCGGTACTGGCGTAAGCGAGAAGATGCTGGCCCCGCTGAGCAGGCGGGTGAAGCCGGGCAGCTTCTCGGTGGCGGGCACTTCCACGCGCAACATGGGCACGCCGGCGATGGTGGTTTCAGTGAGGCGGCCAGCGAGGCGCTCGTGGCCCATAATTTCAAGGATGGCCCAGTTCTCGACGAGACTAGTTTCGGAAGTGGTTTCGGGTTGCATTTTTGTAAATACTTAGTGGATTGATGTTTATTTGCTGCATGAGAGCAGCTTTAATCTATAGTTTGGCAGGTTCGCTAGTGTGTAGCCTACTGCTGGCAGGGGGGCTGCTGCTGTTGGACTGGGTGCGCCAACGCCGGGGCTGAGGTTGTAGCATCCTGCGCGGGGTCCATCGGGGGCCAGTGGTGCTGCCAGCAGTGGCCGTACTCGCTGAGCACTTCGCCGCAGTCGAGGCAGTGGGTTTCGGGGTTGAGGGTGGTAGGCTGCATGGGGTAGGTGGCCCTAGGCCGCTTGATGTGGGTTGTTATAAATTCTGTTATGCGTTTGGCGGGACTGACGCTCAGCTAGTTCCTTCTGAGCGAGGCCGAGTCCTGGGCCGCCACGCACCTTGTAGTAGGCCAGTAGCTCAGCGAAGCGTTTGCCATTGGCTTGGCGTAGCTCACGGCGTACAGCGACGGCCATGCGGGGCGAGTACTGTTCCATCAGAAAGGCGCGTCAGGTGGGGCCTGGGGTAGTACCAGCGGCTGGCTGAAGTCGTCCTGGGTGCTGGTGGTAATGCGACGGGGCTGGTACTCGGCTGCTGCAGGCAGCTCCTCGGCCGACGTGCCAGGCTCGGTGCCTAGGTCGTAGATGAGGCCACGGCGCAGGTTGCAGCCCACGATGATTTCGCCCACCGAGCCG